CTGTTCTTCCAATGTTCGTCTTTAACATCATCTTTATTCTGACCAGTATATCCTACTGCATATCCATTTTCACACAACCATTTGTTTACGTTTGTCCATCCACCGAAATCATGTCCATCTTCAGTACAATTGATCCAAATTTCTCCTAAGATTCTACCGAACTTTCCACGACTATCTGCTTCTGGACATCGAACTTGAATTTCAATATCATCCCTGTCATCCATGACTGCCCAATGTACCCATGACTTGAGTGCTGCTTTAGAAAGTTTACCATAGATTTTTTCATTCTTATGTCTTGTTCTTGATTCTGGTGTATCTATTCCAAGTAAACGAATTCTACCACAAAATCGTACATCAAAACCCAAATCAATTACTGCATCAAGAGTGTCACCATCAACAATTTTTTCTATAGCAGTTATGTTGTAGATAAATTCACAAGGTTCTTCAGTTTTATATTCAGCCATTTAACTCCATTCAAAATTAAATTTTCCTGTTTCCCAAGACACTTTACATCGACCAGCCCCGTATGGTAAATCGTAAAAGGCCCATTGTCTTCCATGTCTTGCCTCATATCTCTCAGGAATTAAATACCAAGGAGGCCGATCTCCTTTTTGAATATCTCTCTCAAAATTTACTCTAGTAGTCAAAACTCTATTTGAAGAAGTTGACTCATTTTGTTTTCCAGCTGGCATTATTCCTTCCTAGTATAGCTGACCGTGCTTCTGTTCCCAAGTGACGGCCACAACTCGGCTATACCTTATGCAGCAAGTGCATACTGATATGCAGGTGTATAATCAGCGTTATCTGCGATTATGTTTAAGTGGACTTTTACAGCCGTACCTCAACTGGATACCTACTTATTTGCCGTTACAATCAATCGAATACCATGACGCCCCCATCAACGAATCACAAGAAACCAAAATACACTACCGCGTATATGATCCCGCACCATATCAATAACGATAGTACAGTCCATTTTGCCCAGTTTTCCATTGTGCTCCTTTGGTGGAGGCGGCGAGAGTCGAACTCGCGTCTTAACTGCTATCCAAATAGATCAACAGTATCAAGAATATTTAGTAAGAACTTGTTTCAAAGGTTCTATCCATCTCTCCTTTGTCTCTTTCCATAATATTGGCTTATCATTCTCGACCGCCATTATTATTATGATATTGTTTATAGGAGTATTGTATCTCTCTTCAAATGCATGAGCATAAAATGCTCCTTGCATAAAAAACTTATGACACATTTCCCATGACTTTTTATAGTTGGAAGTCTTATAATCAATCACCGCTAACTCATCATCAAAGTCAGCAATCAAATCTGTTCGACCTGCAACCTTCAATTCATCTGACCACAACGCTCCTTCAACTAATCGAACATTGTTGATCCTATCAAGTAAAGGTTCAATAGACCGAAACACTTCTACAATATGTGGCAATTCTCCTTCTAAGAATCCGTCCTCGTTTTTGATATAGGACTCACAGACACTATGTACGGCGGTTCCTCTCCTAGATGCTTTTTGGGTAATTCGATTGGCTTCCTTTTCTCCAACCCTTGCTCTCCACTTCTGTATATCAGCTTTGGTGAGCTCTGATAATATTGTAGTAATGGATTTATAGCGTTCACCATTTGGTGTGACATAGAACCTCTTTCCTTCATGATATTCAGTTGGTAAATCTAGTACATTCATTTCTAAAGGACTAGTAATATGATCAAAGTTTTTCATTAGTCTGGTATATTCATTGTTGCACCAGGCTGAGTTCGTTTCACTTCTGTAAGTTTATCCTTCATCCATCTTGGTGGCTTCTTTAGATGGCCTGGTGAGGATATGTTGTCATAAGCAAAAAGGGGAGTTCCGATTTGTTGTCGAACATCCCCCTCATTACATTCCATACATTTACCTTCTGGAACTTTTCTATTTGCTATAGTTTGAAATTCTTCAAATGTGTTATCACATTTATCACAAGCATAATCATACGTTGGCATATTTTACTCCTTCTGTAAACCAAGTTGGTACACCATTATATTTCCATTCTGCAAAACTACTTTTCTCTTTTATGTAATAGTTTCTGTAAGCCTTAACCACATCATTATCTTTACAATGGTCTGGCATACATTGTGGTGGATCTTCCCAACCATTATCTTCAATATTCTTTGGTACAGTTTCTAGGAGTTTACCAAGACTATCCCACGACTTATGTATCTTACCATAACGTAGAGTATATTCTACACTTACCATTCTGAACAAACGAAACAACCAACTATAATGTTGATTAGATGAACGAGTCCAAATGGTACTTGGATGATTCTTATGAGCTATCTTATATAAGTTTGGATGTACATTATTTCCATCCAATACTCTATGTGCTGTCGATAACATCTGTGCATATTCTAAAATCATCTTAACACAATGTTTATCACAATGCATTTCTGCCGCATCATCTGGTCTTTTATCCAAATAAAATATATTCACTTCGCTCCTACATTCCTAATTATTTTCACACGATTCAAATAAGTTTGAGGTTCGTCTTTATATTCTCTATGTTCCGCAACTGTAGCTTTAACAAGGATACAATCATTTTTCTCAAAAGGTATATCCCCACTACAACGATAGAACATAGCTTTTCGTCCTTTTCTATCTATTAGATTATGAATAGAGTATTCACCCTTATCCATTCTTCCTGTAAGTTTTAAAAAGAACTCTTTACGTTCACCTCTATTAGCAAGATAACTCATTATCAATCCTTTAAAATTTTTCAATAACTTTATTATACATCACCATTGGAAGTTTGTCAAGTCACAGATTGAAATTACCTCTTTTTTTATAAAAGATATGAGTATCAATCTTTACCAATTTATCTTTTTGATATGCCCATCTTGGAGTATCAATATAATCGGCATGATAATGAGTAGCACCATCTGTAATATCTAGTGCACTAGGTGTTTTGATAACATACTCTGCCACCTCTAGTGAATCTCTCCACGCTGGTGTTTCTCTAGGTTCATCTCCTTTGCCATCGCAGTACCAACTAAACTGGCACTGGTCTCGCTTAGGATGACCACTCGCATGATGTCTTCCTTCATAAACGACTTCACATATTGTATCTGGATATCTATGTGACTTTACCCTATTCATTGTTACTTGGGCTACAGCCATCTTTCCTGCGGTTGATTCTACAGCCGCTTCAAAGTAAATGTTTTTTGCCATACATTCTAATTCGTTAGCGTCGATCATTGGCTCTAAATTTGATAGGTGCTCACTAATGGTAACTTGTCCAGTAGTACCACTTTGTACTACAGCTTTATAGCTACCTGGCACCCATGTTTCGACTACTTGGGCTGTATTTACACTCGATGCATATCCAAATATAACAAGCCCCAGTAAAAGAATGAATTTATGCATATTCCTCTTAGTTTGGGTTGACAATAAGAAAGTTTACTTTCGGCGGGAGCTTCTTACATAATATTTTCCAGATTCCCATGGCGTGGCCACGAAATCTTTCCAATCAAAATTGGATGTCCAAGTGATACCACCAACTGTTGTGGCAAAACCTCTTATGGATTCATCCCATAGTAAATCTAACTGAGCTCCAAATTCTCTAGCAAGTACCACTTTAATTGAACGTGGTTCTGTACCATTCATATCTAAATGCCTAAGTTCAGCTTCCTCTGTACCGCTATTTCCATCAGCGGTACGTTTTGTTAAATTAACTATACGTTCTTCTAAAGATTTTACGTTTTTCATCAAGGTATTAAACTCGGAAAAGTTTCTTTAATAAGTTTATAGGTTAAACCCCTACATTTAATCTTCTTGTCTTTTATTTGTAGAAGAAGTTTCGCTTCTTCCTCATGGACACTTTCTAACATTTCGACAAATAGATACTCTCTCCTATCTGGTTTGAGTTTTTCGTTTCCACCCTCTACAAACAAGTAGAGTTTCCGTATCAGCCCGTACAAGTATGTTGGATTCTCTGAAGGATCAACAACTGTAGTGTATGGTGGATCACCCGCTGGAAGCAGGAATTTGATATCGGGATGAAAAGAATATTTCAATACCTCCAACAAAGCTGGAGTTTGGTATTTCAATAATAATTCTTTTTTGTCTTTTTGGCTTTTTGCACTGTCAATCTCCTTAAAGATTGTTGGAAATCCTTTAGTCATTATTCAAACTCACCTATATGTTCCATTAAATTTTTCAATCGCTTCTCAACAAAGTATTCCATGAGCCTACCACGTTTAGGGGTCTGCTGTGTATACTGATTGATTATATTTATACGAATTGATTCTGGAGTTTTTGATAAATCCACCATAGTTTCATTTCTATGGAAATTCCTATGCATCTCTTCAGTCCAACTAGATCTATCTTTATTCCACAATTCCACCTTCTTTGTAGTGATAGGTCTTTGTCTTTTCCCTTCAGTTATAAAAGTATCATCAGAAGAAAGAATATTAGGAACACCATCACCAGCATCACCCTTAACTAACTTCTCCCAAAGAGAAGCTTCTGGATCACCCTTCACAAAATTTTTGGTCAATGGTGACCATTGTTGAACCCCTTCATATTTCTGTAACTGAATGAAATCTTTATCACTTGAAATGATTAATGTAGGGTTTGTTGCTACATACTCATTCAATACAGCAATGATATCATCAGCTTCTGCACGTTCTACTCTCATCACTTTATATGGAAAGTAGTTACGGAAATCGTCAATCATTTCATCTAAAAACTGAAATAATGATTTCCAATCAGTAGTATCATCTTCTCTTTTCCTTTTTCGATTTGCTTTGTATTCTGGAAAGGAGTCTTTTCTCCAATTCTTAGCTGAATCACAACAAATAACTAAACCACCTATACCACCATCATAGATATGTCGATGGGTTTGTTTATATTGTCGTATAGTATTCAAAACAGTATGTCG